GCGTCGAACACCGGCTACCAATCGGCAGCGTCGAACACCGGCTACCAATCGGCAGCGTCGAACACCGGCTACCAATCGGCAGCGTCGAACACCGGCTACCACTCGGCAGCCGAGGTCAGCGGCAAGGAGTCCGTCGCCGCATCCCTGGGCATCGAAGGCCGCGCTCGCGCATCTGCTGGTAGCGCCATCGTCCTATGTCATCGTGACGACGAGGGGCGCCTAATCCATATCCGCGCCAGCAAGGTCGGGGAGAACGGCGTAAAGCCGGACACTTGGTATCAGTTGAGCGCTGAGGGTGAGTTCGTCGAATTCGAAGAGTGAGCCGCCCGCGCCTGCCGGGTTCCCCAAAGCAGGCCCGATCCACCTGACTCCCCATCGCCAGGCTGTATCGGAGAGTGGTCTGAATGCGCAGGCTGATGCGCATGCTCATGGAATCGGCACCTGTATGCCTCAGTACTGAGCCGACCAATGCCGGAGATCAGCACCGGCCAGACCACTCCCCCATACAGCCACCACGCACAACCCGACAAGGAAACCAACCATGAGCAACGCCATACCCGATTCCATTCACTGGATTGACATTCCAGAAATCGGCCAGCCCCTTGCTGACGGAACCTTCTTTGCCCGCCACTGGGTCAATGGCAAGGAATACGCCTACGTCGATCTCGGCAAAAGCGCCGAGTTCACTGGAGAATGGGGCGAGTATGGCCAGAGCGTGGATGGCGCCGTCAGCTACCGAGACGGAGCTTCGAACACGGTCGCCATGGCAGAAGCTGGCAGCCCAATTGCCAAGCAAGCTCTGGAGATCGGAGAAGGTGTATTCATCCCCTCTGTTCTGGAACTAGCTCTTCTGCTCTCAGCAAAGCAAGCAGGCGAGTTGTCAGGTTTTGCGGATCGCTGGTACTGGTCGAGTTCGCAGTACTCCACAAGCTGCGCCTTCATCACGGCCTTCGACGTCGGCAGCACGGACGGCGTCGCCAAGCCAGACATATTCCGTGTCCGGCCCGTCCGCAAGATTCTCATTCTTCAGTAATCCAGTCTCAGGCAAGAGAGGAATCCATGCCAACCCTTTTTGATTTCGCTGCAATGTGGGGAATTCTGCTTCTGACGATGTTTTTGCCGATCCGTTTGAAGCGTCGCCCTATTTAACCGCAAGACGCCTGACAGGCAGGAGAACAGAATGAGCAAGCTATCACCCCATGAGCTGGGAATCTTGTACTTCAACTTCATCGAATACCGGGATAAGGCATGCAATGGGATGGCGAAAATGAGCATCGCAAAGTTCTTCGCTATCTATGGCCTTAATCGGTTCAAGGAGTGATGCGAATGGCAAATAAACACACTCCAGGGCCTTGGAAGGTTGGAACTCCAGGCCCTAATGGCTGCTACACAGTTGGCACTCAGGGCGGCCTGATGACGGCAATGATCGCGCATAGCATCTGCGAGCCGGATCAGATCGAAACTGCAAATGCCAACGCCCGCCTGATAGCGGCAAGTCCCGATCTTCTGGCGGCCTGCCAAGCCTTCTCTCGCTTATACGGTCGCTTGTGGGACGTAACCGATCCAGTCGGATCCGGGTTCCTTTCTCCTGAGTCTGTGAAAGATTACGACGCAATCCACCGACTGATGACTGGGGCGATTCAGAAAGCCACCGCCTAACCGCGCCATGGCGCATACACACTGGAGGCAAGATATGGCAGCTGGTGACTACTACTCGTGCGACGTCTGCGGGGGGAAATGCTTCTACGACGCGAACCTGAACTACGAGTGGCCAGATAAGAACGGCAACGACTCGTGGGGCTACCACATCCCTGCTGACGAGATGATGCTCGGTACGAATTGCAAGCTCGACTACTGCGGCGACATCGCTGCTATCTGTCGGGACTGCCGGGCGACACACGAGATTGTTGTGCGAGAGAAGAGCAGCGCCTGACTTCCCCGGCAAGGACGCCACCCTTCAATGGGGATGCGCTACGGCGTGTTCGGCCAGACCAGAAATGGATGCTCGACAGCACGGGTAAAGAAGCAGCCGTAACCCGGCCATCCCCACCCTACCCCTCATTAGCCCGGCAAGTCCGGGCATTTTTTCGCCTGTATGACGACAGCGATTCGGAACGCTGCCGCATGCACGCGACCTAGAGGTCAGAGATATGAACGAAATGTACCTGAACGACGGGGACGCAACCTTCGTCGGAAGTTTCACAAAAGTCTGCTGGGACCGTGATAACGGCCAGCGTTACTCGTTCGGATTCAAGCCAAATCGCGGGAAAAAGTTCGTCGTGATGCTACTTGGCGAGGCGGACAAGACCGCCGACGACTTTGACCTTGAGGCTGCACTGAATCGCCTCGGCTTCTACCGGAGAGAGAAGTCATGAACGCCATCCGCAAGTTGCAAGAAGCGTATGACGCGAGACTGCCTGACGATGACGATGACGGCGACCGCGAGTATGTCACTGAGCAAGTCGGCAAGCTTCTGAACTGCGAGGACGGTGATTGCGTGCCGTTCCATGATCGGAAAGAAAGGCCCTTTATCGGCCCTGAGTTTACGGTCTACGGATTCGCCGGATTCGTCCCGGAGTGGCTTGCAGAGGTCGACAGCAAAGAGTGCCCTATGACTCAGCTACTCCTAGCCGTCCGCCGAGGCGACCTGGAACTAGCCCAACGCATCTGGTTCCGCGCATTCGAAGCAACGCTGATCGAGAACGCTGAACGAATGGTTAGGGAGAGACGAGTTTGACTGCTCCCCTCCCTGAAGGAAGGGGATTCCCAATTCACAGAGAACTGGACAGCGGTACTTGACCGATGCCGCTTACATTCTCTCCAAGGGCTAACACCGCCAGCCCGGCGGCTCTAATGTTGATCGCTGCGTTCACGTCGCGGTCATGTTCGGTGCCGCATTCCTGGCATGTCCAGCTACGGATATCCAAGGGTAAGCGCACAAGGGTATGGCCGCAGCAGGAACAGCGCTTCGAACTGGGATACCAGCGGTCGATGGCGACGACCTGTCGGCCAGCCCATTCACCTTTGTACTCCAATTGTCGCGCAAACTCTCCCCAGCCGACATCGGCAATGGATTTACTCAGTCTCGGATTGCGGATCATGTTCTTTACGGCTAGGGATTCGACGCAGACCACTTGGTTCTCGTTAATCAGTCTGCGGGACAGCTTGTGCAAGCGGTCCATGCGGCAGTCGGAGATTTTTGCGTGAATACGGGCCACTTTCAGCCGGGCCTTGGAGCGGTTCTTCGAGCCGAGCTTCTTCTTGCTAAGCCTACGCTGCGCCTTAGCTAGGCGAGCTGCGTATTTCGCGGTATGGCGGGGATTGCCGATCCGTTCGCCATCGCTGGTGACGAACAGGTCTTTCAGGCCCAGGTCGATACCGATCATCTTCGGCGTGACGGGCAGAGCCTCGAACTCGAACTCGCAGAGGCAAGACACATAGTAGCGGCCTGCGGAGTCCCTCGAAACGGTGACGGTGGAAGGCTCGCTCGGAAGCGGTCTGCTCCAGCGTATATCAAGAGGAGTCCTGGACTTGGCCAGGTACAGCTTGCCGTCCCGGTAGCTGAACGCCGACCGGGTGAACTCAGCGGACTGCCGATGCTTCTTGCTTTTGTACGCAGGGTACTTCGTGCGGCCTGAAAAGAAGTTTTTGAAGGCGGACTGCTGGTGGCGAAGGCACTGCTGCAAGGGGACGCAGGAGACCTCGTTCAGCCACGGAAACTCGCCGGAGCGCTTGAGCCTGGTGAGTGCCGCGTTGGCCTCCAGATACCCGACCTTCTCCTGCCGCTGGAAGAACGCATCGGTTCGCCAGCGTAGGACATAGTTGTAGACGAAGCGCGTACAGCCGAACGTCTGAGCTAGCAATTGCGCCTGCTCAGAAGTCGGATAGAAACGGTATTTGTACGCACGGTTAGCCATGCGTCACATTTTACCATCGTTAATGTAAAGGTAGTCACGACGAAACGGAGGAGGCGGGAACAGGGGCGCTCTGCGAGCGCCGTGCTATCCCTACCCCGCACTAGAAGTACGGGGTTTCCCGCGAAAACTGATGAGCATTGACTGGAACACGGCACCGGAGGGTGCGACTCATTGGGAGCCGAGTGGACCTGATTTCAATAAAGGCTGGATGAAGAAAGAAGGGAATGAATGGTTTTATTGGAGCGAAGGATCCAACAGATGGTTCCAAGGGAAACTTTCCTGCAATGTGTCCGCAGATCGTGAGGCGACATTCGAGGCTAGACCGCAAGAGGCCTGGGACGGCCATGGCCTGCCGCCAACCGGCCTGCTGGTGGAATGGAAAGCCGGCTTGGATCACGAGTGGAGGCGCGTAACCGTGCTGGCCTACGCCAATGGCGATGCGTGGTTACAGCCCGAGGACGGCGACTCATTCATCGTCGGAAACCCGGCAAACTTCAGGCGCATCCGCACTCCCGAGCAGATCGCCGCCGAGGAGCGGGAGAAGGCGATTGAAGAAATGTGCTTCGCAGAAGAGACGCTAACCGTCAAGCAAGCCAAAGCACTCTACGACGCCGGCTATCGCCGCCAGGAGTCATCCACATGACCATCACCATCGACCTGACCAAGGCCGCCAAGACAACGTTCTTCGCGGCCTTTTTCTTGGGCAGCATCCTGGCCTTCGCAGTGGCGTTTGTTGAGGTGGCGGGGCTATGAAGCTGACGACGACCGCCTACTACAACGAAATCGACCCATATGCCGCTCAGTGGCTTCGAAACCTGATCGCCGCCGGCCACATAGCGCCTGGCGACGTCGACGAACGATCGATCGAGGATGTTCACCCAGATGACCTCAAGCACTACACACAATGCCACTTCTTCGCGGGAATCGGCGTCTGGTCGCTCGCCCTTCGCCGCGCCGGCTGGCCAGATGATCGACCTGTTTGGACCGGTTCCTGTCCTTGCCAACCTTTCTCCTCGGCAGGCGAAGGAGCTGGGCTTGATGACCCGCGTCATCTCTGGCCACATTTTGCCTGGCTCATCCGCCAGCGCCGCCCTGGAGAAGTCCTTGGTGAGCAGGTTGCAAGCAAGGACGCGGAGCCTTGGCTCGACCTTGTACAAGCTGACCTGGAAGCCATGGAATATGCCTTCGGGGCTATCGCGTTTCCGTCTGCGGGCATCGGTGCCCCGCACATCCGTGACCGCACGTATTGGGTGGCCAACGCCATGCGCCCGAGATTATTTCCCGGCTCACTCTCCGGAATATATCGCGGCGAAGAAAGCCCAGGGTCACGGGATGGCGAACCTGAACGACCTGGCGCAATTGGCGGGATGGCCAAGTCCAACAGCCTGCGACTCGAACAGGAGGCCCTCGCAGGGATTCACAACACCGAACATCACGCTGAACCATGCGGCGGTGCTGAGCGGATGGCCAACACCATCATGCCAGAACGATCGGACGGGCAATCCGGAATCGGCTTTGTCGATGACCCGCAAGGACGGCTCGAAGGTGCAGCAACGTCTGCAGGACTTCGCAGCGATTGCAGCCCCGGCCCGGTTAACGGCCTGTGGGCAGATGCTGACTGGCTCCTCTGCCGGGATGGCAAGTGGCGGCCAGTTGAACCCGGCGCATTCCCGCTGGCTCATGGGGCTCCCTCCCGAGTGGGACGACTGCGCGCCTACGGAAACGCCATCAATGCTGAAGCGGCGACGCAGTTCATAGCCGCTTACATGGAGGCAGCATGAACACCCGCCGCACAGCAATCTGGCTAGGCAGCCTTTTCGGCGGCCTGCTGTACCTCTTCATCCTGGCAGCCGGCCCGATCTGGGGAGGCATCATCACCGCAGAAGCTACGCACCTGTCCGCAGCAGGCCGGTAATCCGCCAAGGCAACCACTTAACCTCTCCCTTCACTGGCTGCGCATGCGCGGCGAGGATCACTCATGTCCGCAGAAACCCAACTGGTCGAAGTGCCGGCCAAAGAAACCGCACTCCAAGTCTACTCGGCCGCCAATGGCCTTGACCCGTTCCTGGCCAAGATTCGCGAAGAGATCGACGGCTTCGTGCCAGACGTCACTACCCGCAAGGGCAGAGAGGCCATCGCCTCCATCGCCTACAAGGTAGCCCGCTCCAAGACGGCGCTGGACAACGTAGGTAAGGAACTGGTCGCCGAGCTGAAGGAAGTGCCGAAGAAGGTCGATGCCGAGCGTAAGCGCATGCGTGACCTTCTGGACTCCTGGCAGGCAGAGGTACGCCAGCCCCTAACGGAGTGGGAGCAGTGCGAGGAAATGCGCAAGGCCAAGCACCAGGCCGGCGTCGATCAGATCAACCTGCGCCTGGAATGCCGCGACCTAGATTCGACCGAGTTGAAAGCCAACATTGAGTGGCTGGAAGGCCTCTTGATTGGCGAGGACTGGGAAGAGTTCGAAACCGAGGCCGCCCGCACCAAAGATAAGGCCCTGGCCGCGCTGCGCGAAGCCCTCGTTGCACGCGAGAAGTATGAAGCCGAGCAGGCCGAGCTGGAGCGACTGCGCGCCGAAGCTGCTGCTCGCGAGCAGAAAGAGCGCGAGGAGCGCATTGCCCGCGAAGCAGCCGAGGCCGAGCGCCTGGCAGCGGAACGACGCGCCCAGGAAGAACGCGAAGCCGCCGCTCGCCGCGAAACCGAGGCAAAGGCTGCCGCCGAGCGCCGGGAACTGGAACTGCGACTCGCTGCCGAGAAGGCGGAACGTGAGAAGTTGGAAGCACAGCAACGCGCCGAGCAGGCTGAGCGTGATGCACATCGGCGCGCCGAAGAAGCCGCTGCCGCAGAGCGCCAACGGCAGGCAGACGAGCAGGTCAGGATCGAGCGCGAGGCAGCAGCCCGAGAAGCCGACAAGGCCCACAAGAAAGCCATCAACAACGAAGCCCTGGCAGCCCTGATCGCCGGCGGCATGCCCGAGGAATGCGCCAAGCAGGCGATCACACTGATCGCTCAGCGCAAGGTTCCTCATATCTCGATCAACTACTGAGGCCCATCATGAGCAACTCCATTGCACAGCGGCAGGAAGGTGCTGCCGTAATTCAGGCCGGAGAATCGGCCACCATCCTCCAAGTTATCCAGCGCGCCGCCGCAGACCCGCAATGTGATATCGAGAAAATGGAGCGCCTCATGCAGATGCATGAGCGATTCCAGGCCAGACAGGCAGAGCAGCAGTACACCGAGGCGCTAGCTGCAATGCAGCAAGAACTGCCCGCAATTGCGGAGCGTGGAGACGCGAATGGCCGCTACAGCTACGCGCTCTGGGAGGACATCAACGAGCGCCTAAAGCCGATCCTGGCCAAGCACGGATTTGCCCTGACATTCCGCACCCCGCGCAATGAGAAAGGCGTCGAAGTTGAAGGCGTCCTCAGTCACCGCGGCGGTCACAGCGAGCGCACCTCGATGCTGCTTCCGGCAGACACCAGCGGCAACAAGAACGCCGTCCAGGCCGTGGCCAGTTCGGTCAGCTACGGCAAGCGCTACACAGCAGGCGCCCTGCTCAACTACACAACCCACGGCGAAGACGATGACGCGTTCAGCGCCGTATCGCAGCAGCCCGCTCTGGATCAGCGGGTCGTTATCGACATTCTGGAGCGCATTGACGAGGCCAAGGATAAGGACGAACTCGCCGCGATCTGGAAGGCGGCTGTCGGGGTGCTTCGCGCGGCCGGCGACACGACTGGCTATGAGCGCGTTAAAGCGGCTGCGGTCGAACGTGGCAAGGCTCTTGAGGGGACAGAGAAATGATTATTATCACCTGCGACCAAGGAAGCCCCGAATGGCACCAGGCCAGGGCCGGGTGCATCACCGCCAGTATGTTCGGCGATGCCCGCGCAAGGCTTAAATCTGGCCCGAATAAGGGGCAGCCCACCTCCGCAGCCCTCGACTATGCCTTCAAGCTCGCCGTTGAGCGCATCAGCGGAGAACCACTGGATGGCGGTTTTGAGACCTGGCAAATGAAGCGCGGTCACGAACTGGAGCCCATGGCCAGGATGGAGCACGAGATACAGACCGGGCTGATGATCCAGCGCGCCGGGTTTGTCACCACCGACGACGGATGTTTCGGTGCCAGCGCTGATGGACTGATTGGTGAGGACGGTGGTAGCGAGTACAAGTGCTTCCTCGCCCCGGAGAAGCTTCGTGCCTTCCACATCGACAACGACGCCAGCGGGATCATGGATCAGGTTCAAGGATGCATGTGGATAACGGGGCGCAAGTTCTGGCACGTGGGCATGTACTGTCCTGCTCTAGAGCCTGTAGGCCGTCAACTCTGGTGGCGAGAGTTCAAGCGCGACGACGACTACATCGAAGCTCTGGAGGAAGACCTGTGGCAGTTCAAGCTGCTGGTCGACGAGTACGAGGCAAAGCTTCGGGAGAAGGCGGCATGAGCCAGATCGACTTCAGCCGTCATCCTGTAGATGTGCATCGAGACGAAATAGCCAGCCAGGTAGATGCGTTCCTGGCGGGCGGCGGAAAGATCGCATCTATCCCAATCGGCATGTCGGGAGACAGGGACGCCCAGCCGAACAGCAGACCGGCACGAAAAGCTAAGCCGGGTCAGACCGACGCCGCACACTCCGCATTCGAACGCAACCGCCGAGAGAATCGCAGGCTGCTATCGCAAACAGTCCGTTACTGCGCGGATAAGGGCATGACTATCTCTGCCACCGCAGATGCAATGGACCTCGACCGCGCCACTGTCCGCAAGATCGCCGCCGAACACGGCATCAAATTTGGGCATCGTTAGCGCCGCCCTCAAAACAGGAATAACCCCATGCACCAGCTAACAGCGAATCACCGCCCTGGCGGTGTGACGGTCACCGGCTGGCCCGAAGAAAGCCAGCTCATGACCCCAGACGACATTCTGCTATTCGCGAGAGCGGTGAGGCAGATGGCGATCAACCAGTCCCAGGGCGCCGATGGCGTTCGGGTCTACCCGGAGGATGAGCCATGCCATTCGACGAAAGCCCCGCAGTCCGCCGCATAAACGCCCTCTGCTCCCCCGCGCCAGCACGCTACCTGCACATTCCCACCGGCATTCACTGGGTCGTCATCGACAGCCTGGGCAATGTCCTGCAACTCGAAAACATCGAGCGCCGGCGCCGACTGATAACCGTTTCTGACCTCGAAACCGAGGCCTGGAGAAAGCTCCCATGAACAAAGCAAATGAATGCACCTGCCCTTCTGGCGACGGCTCCCTCGTCCATCCGTGCCCGGCACATCCTGCGGTAGAGCAGGCAGGTACAAACGTCGGGCATGGGCACGTCTTCCCACGTGCTGACGGAGTGAAGATGCGGTGCGGCGGCCCTGCGCTTTGCTCGGAATGCGCTGCCGACGCTTACCGTGCCCGCGCCGCCCTGGCGCAACCCTCTGGCGAGGTTGTTGTCACCAAGAACGAATCCGGCGCCATCGTATCGGTAACCCGCCAGGATAAAGAGGGGCGCGTCCTTAGCGTAATCGCTGAATCGGCAACCCTCACGGCGCAGGCCGAGAAAGCGGAGGTGGTGGCTCGCGTCGTGCACTCGAATCCTGTCGTCCTCGGTCAGTGCGGTCCGCTCAATGCAAACGATGAACTGATGACCGTCGCGCAGCATGCCGCCAGCGTTGCCCGTTGGGCAGAAATGTTCAATCGCGTGGAGCAGCAGCGCGACGCCGCCCTGGCCGAAGTCGAGCGCCTGCGCCAGTTCGAGCGCATCTGCGAAGGGCTGCCGCAAGACGCCATCGATGGCGGCTGGACCGTGCAGGGCATTCGCGGCTATGCCAAGCGCTTGGAGGATCAACTGAAGGCCGCCCTGGCCAGGGTCGCAGATATGAAAACTATGGCAGACAACTATTGCGCGCTGCTGATGGACGCCAACGCCAAACTGGCGGAGATGGAGAGGCAGGAGCCGGTAGCTCTCGCCAATCGGGGCCTTCATGCCTTCTGGGTGAAGTGGACGGAGGCCGCCGCCGGGCTCTACGGCCCAGGCATCAAGCTCTACGCCGCCCCTGTAGCCCAGGCTCAGCACAGCGTGCCGGAGGGCTGGAAGCTGGTTCCGGTAGAGCCGACCGAAGACGTACTCGAAGCGATACACAACGGCGGTTATGTCGGCGATGACCAAGAACTGCGTTGGTTTTACCAATCCATACTCGCCGCCGCGCCGGCACCGGGAGGTGAGTGATGATCCTGTACGGCGTAACTATTGATCTTCAAGTAGTCCCGGTTCGGCTAGGCAGCCAGCAGATGATGGAGTGCCGCGACGTTTTCAACAGTGAAAAGGAGGCGAAGGCGCGGGCCGAGGAACTGCGCGCTCTGTGCGCCGCCGCGCCCGGCAAGGAAGTGCCGCAGGCATGGCTCGACGTGCAGGCAGAGCGCCGCCGGCAGATCACCGCCGAGGGATGGACGCCGGAGCACGACGACCTCTATTGCGCCGCCGAACTTCCGCGCGCCGCAGCAGCGTACATCCTCAACGGAGCTAACGACGAGGCTCCGGCTATCTGGTCGTTCTCGGCGAAGTGGTGGAAGCCGAGAGACGCGCGCTCCAACTACGTGCGTGCCGGCGCCTTGATCCTGGCCGAGATCGAGCGCCTGGACCGCGCCGCGCCCGGCAAGGAGGTAGGTCATGAGTGAGGTCCACCGCTTTTCCGTAGTGAAGATGCTTTCCGAGGCGGGCAACAAGATTAGCTACGAACCTCACGGCCCTGAAATTGTGATGGCGAAGGATTACGACGCCCTCGCCGCCGAGGCCCAGGCGCTAAGGGAGGAAGTCGCAGCACTGCGCGCAAGGGTGGTGGTTGTGCCGGAGCGAAAACTCCTAAATGCCGGAGTCCCAGGGCTGAATCGTAATAGCGGCTGGAACGCCTGCCTCGACGAACTGGCGCGCCTCAACGGTATGACGGTCAGCGTTTCCGCGCTTGATACCCTGCGAAAGGCCGCGTTAGGAGAGGTCCAGCACCTGAACAACGGACTGTGCCCTGATGCCTTTGAGGGGCACGAAGCACGCGATCCGGACTGCCCGGTATGCCGGGCGCTGATCGAGACGGGAAAGGAGAGCGACAATGTCTGAACTAAAACCGTGCCCGTTCTGCGGATGCTCGATGCACCTAGAGAGCAACCGCGACTGGCATAGGATCGTAGGCGATCACGCTTTAGAGTGCGCCTTCACGGACAGCGAAACAGTGGTGGTGCCGGCAACAAAAGAGCAGCGTGATATTGCTGTCTCCGACTGGAACACCAGAGCCGTCCCCGCGGACCATGTGGTGGTTCAGCGGGAGTTGCTGGAGCGCCTGTACAGCAGCGATACCGCAACGGCACTGATGGCAGCGGCAGAACTAAGATCCCTACTCAATCCCTAGCTCTTCCCCTTAACCACCACCATCGACCAGGCTGAAACCCGCATTCCTGCTGGGTTTCAGCACAAAAACTGGACGATTTTGGCCCACTAGCCCGCCACCCCAAACCAACGCATCCGACCCCCGGAGGACCAACCGTATGGAAGGTATTCGCATGTCTCAATTTCGTCCATGCCCAGCCTGCCGAGGTTACGACCTTGAGCGTCGCTGGTGCCACGTTTGCGATGGTCGCGGCGTCGTTGACGTCGAGGCTCAACAGAAGGAACGCGCAGAGATGGTGAAGCTGCTGCGCGCAGCCGGCATTGAAGTGAGGGACTGACCGTGCCTGACATTCAAGCAACCTACATCGAAGTAAGCGCCGAAGTGCGCTACTGGGAAGACTCCAAGATCAATGGAGTGGAAGACGAGAATGGCACCCTTACTCCGTTCCGCAGTGGAGACCTCTGGTGCCCGGTGATCCGCCTGGAAGACGGCACGGTGATGGATTGGCCGGCCGGCATGGTCGCTGACTTTCACTTCAAGGTCTGCGACGCCGGGCAGTACTGGCTACTGGATGACAGCCGAAAACGCGTAGCGCAGTGGGCTGGCTATTACGTCCCGGATGAATTCCTTTGCCCGACCGAGAACGGTTATGGGGACTACATCATCTTCAAAGTCGGCGCCGATGGTTTGATTACCGGGTGGCGCAAACCAGAGATCGAATGGGGCGGCCGCGAAGATGATCAGGAAGGATGGAAGCGCCTTAAGGAGAACGACCGTGCCTGACATGAGAGAAGAGTTTGAAGCGTGGGCTACCAAGCACCGTATGCCGATTCATCGCGACGGTGTTGTCACCGACTATGCAGCCAGATGCACAGATGAATGCTGGCAAGCCTGGAAAGCCAGCCGCGCGGCTCTGAGGGTGGAGCTGCCGGAGCGTCGCGATCCGTTGAACTGGACCGGAGACGATGAGAACCCAAGATCTGCCGGCTTCAACGACTGCCTTGAGCGAGTGACCGAAGCCCTCCAGCAAGCCGGAATCGAGGTGAAGCATGGCTGACCATCCTATCGACGACAGAGTGCTCGAGCATCTCCGCAAAATTCAGGGCTCTACTGCATGGGCTATGCGTCACGCCATCGGCGAAGACAGGCCGACCATCAGCAAGGCTTTGAATAGGCTAAAGCGCAAGGGCCTCGTTGAATGCAACGGCACACCCTACTGGGTAGCAACTGGACTTCGAGGTACGCACGCATGACCGACCACGCAGAGCTGCGGAGGCTGGCTGAGGCATGCGACGTGTCTCGCTGCGCCGACGAAGGAGAAGAGCGTAGAAGGCTACACGATTTCTACGATTGCATTGAGCCTGAGCTGATCCTATCCATGCTAAACGAGATCGCCGAGAACGATTCGGTGGTTGCAGTTTGGAGGGGACGGACGCAGCGTACTGAGGAAGAGCGGGACAGGCTCAAGGCGGAGAACGAAAGGCTGCTCGACGAACTATCCGCATGCACCGAGCATCCAGGCGGATGTGGGTATTGGCGCGAGGCCGCCAAGCGTAGAGCGGAAGAGCGCGACCGGCTGAGGGACGAGAACGAGGTGCTGCGCAGGTTCGCTGCCGAGGCATATCAAGTGCTCGGCGCTCTGGACGCCCCAGAGAACGTTCTAGACAACGCTTCCGATGCAGCCAATGGACTTCCACTGCGACACGAAACACTACTGCCGTTCTTCGCTGAAGACTATGAGGCGCTGCGCAATGACGCCGCGCGCTACCGGTGGCTGCGAGAGCGAGACCTCGAAACGATCAGACAAGGCGGCGTATTCGCCGGGATGACACCTGAGAACATCGTACTCAACCAGGAAGACCTGGACGCTGCAATCGACGCAGCCCTGGAAGGAGCAACGCAATGAACGACCGCACACTACTCGAACTGGCGGCGCGGGCGGCGGGTTTACGCTCGCACTGGTTCTTCGGCGAAGGAGAAGGCCTTCAGGTCAGTAGGAAGAATGAAGGCCGCCGATTTAACTGGAACCCGCGCGATGACGATGGCGACGCGCTGAGGCTGGCGGTGAAGCTTCGCTTTGATATTTCGGTTGAACGTGAAATACAGGTTTCTTGGTGGCAAGGCGAATCCCTAGAGACTGTCACCTGGCCGCTTGGAGATGACCCATACGCGGCTGCGCGTTACGCCATCGTTCGCGCCGCCGCCGAGATCGGCAAGTCTATGGGAGGTGGGGAGTGAGCGAAGAGAAGGAACCAATCGCATGGCTCGTCGAATTCGAGAGCGGGGATGTTGAGCTTTGGCTCGCCAGCGAGTTCGATGGACATCCCGCGTTCGGTCGCTGGATCACTCCGCTCTATGCCGGCGAGACAGTAGATCAAGAACCGGAAGATCAATAAACCAGCCGGGCGCCACTAGCTCTCCCTGAGCTAACCCGACTGGGCGTCTAAATCCTACCATCATGCCATCCCCGGCAAGAGGTATTGCCTATGGAACCTGAAATCATCCATGTCCCAGAGCTTGCCAAGCTGCTGGGGCGCACAGAGTCATCAATACGCAGCGCTATCCAGGCGCGCCCCGACTGGTTACCCCCATACTTCAAGCAGGGCATACGGGTATGCTGGCGGCTAGAGAGCGTGCGCAAGTTTCTGCGCGACTACGAGGCTGGAGAACACAAGGCTCCGAAGGTGGGAAGGCCGAGGCGAGAACCTCCGAGGCTGGCCAAGGTCGGCTAGCCCAGCTTGTCGGCCAGGGCATGAGGCGAAAGGTGGGTGTAGCGTTTGAGCATGGCCAGTGTCTTGTGCCCTGTGATCGCCGCTACCTCCATCATAGAGAAACCCCGCTCAAAGAGGCGCGACGTGGCCTCATGTCGGAGGTCGTGGAAGGTAAGGCCAGTCACGCCCGCGGCCTCGCAAGCCTTGGGGAAGTAGTTGCTAACGGTGTTCGGTGCAAGGCTGAACACCTTGCCATCAATCCGCGCCGGAAGCGACCTGAGAAGTTCTCGAGCGCGTGAGGAAAGGGGGACCGACCGGCGTTCGCCATTCTTCGTGTCCTCCAGAACCGCAACCTTGTCGCGAATCTGTTCTCGGCGCAGCAGCAGAAGCTCAGATCTGCGCATGGCTGTGTCGGCTGCCAGTTCGATAATCACCGGGAGTTCAGGGTGAAGTTTGGCTGCTTCAGCATAAATCTTGCGTAGTTCTATGGTAGTGGGCCTGCGCTCACGCGCCCTGCTCCCCTTTGGCATACGCAGGTTCTTGCAGGGATTCGTCAGGCCTTCAAGCCTCCACTCCTTTGCCGCAATGGTATAGAGGTGGCTGATGATCGCCAGATCTAAACGAACGGTAGACGATGAGGCGCCATCCTTCAGTCGAGAGTCACGATACTCAGCAAGATCAGACGGAGTGATTTCTCCAAGCCCTTTAGCTGCCAGGGGATGTGCCAGCCATCTCCTGATTCGACCCCTTTCCTGGCTGGCCCCCTTCTTATGCTCAGAAATCTCCCTTTCGTATTGCTCTAAGGCCTTGCCTAGCGTGGTTCGCATGGCCGCCCTGGTGTCGACGAATCGAGAGCGCGACATATCGCCCTCGATCTCGGCTGCCCAGCGCTGGGCCTCCGCCTTTGTGTCGAAGGTAGCGGAAAGAGTTGGATGTCCTTTTCTGCGGATCTGTGCGCGCCAGGCGCTCCCGCGTTTTTCGAAGTAAGCCAT